ATCCAGGTTCTCTTGTACTACAAGGTGTTGAAGGTATTTCTATATTAAATGGAGGGACGGCGACAGACTTTGGAGATTTAGTAATTGGACAAAGATTTGGTGCAGTTTGTTCTGATGCACACGGAGGACTAAACGACGGGTATCAAGGAACAAGACCAGCAGTATTTAATGAAGCTGGTGGGGATAGAGGTATTTTTGTATTTGATGATGTTACAAATGGTGCAGGAGCTATGAACTTTATAAATATTTCTACAACAGGTGATGCAAATGATTTTGGAGACAACAACGCTAACCTTACTCAAAACTCTAATTTTGGTGGAGCAGCAAGTAAAACAAGACTACTAATTGCAGGAGGATTAAGTCCAAGTTCTCCTAATCCAGCGATTAATGGTATTTCATATATTACAATATCAACATCTGGTAATACTTCTAATTTTGGTGATTTAAGTGCTAGCAAAAATGCTACCGGCGGACTAGCTAATAATACAAAAGCATTATTTGGAGGAGGACAAACACCTTCTAATTTAAATGTTATTGAATATGTAACTATGACAACATTTGGTAATGGAACAGATTTTGGAGATTTAACAACAGCTAGATATGGTGTTTGTGGTTCTTCATCAAATGTAAGAGGTGTTTTTTTAGGTGGTAGAACACCTACAGTTTTAAATACAATTGATTTTATTACAATTGCAACAGCGGGTGATGCAACAGATTTTGGAGATTTAACAAATATAAAAAGAGCTTCTGCGAGTGTTAATTCAACAACTAGAGTTGTAAGTGGAGGAGGGGTTACTCCTTCATATATAAATATTATGGATTATATCACAACAGCCTCAACTGGTAATGCAACAGATTTTGGTGATTTGACACAGGCAAGAGGTAGATTAGGTGGAGTTTCAAATACAACAAGAGGAGTATTTGGTGGAGGAGATGATGGCTCATCTTATTATAATATTATGGATTTTATTACTATTGCTTCTACTGGTGACGCATCAGACTTTGGTGATTTAACTAGTGGGGCTAGAACAGGATCTTCAGGATCAAACGGACATGGAGGGTTAGTCGGTGGCTAGATCAACAACATTTAAATTAAACATAACGGTAGTAAATCCAGGTTCTGGCAATAAATACTACATAGATGGAATATTACAATCGTATATAACTTTGTTCCCTGGTTGCACATACGAGTGGAATCAAGATGATAATACTAATGATGGACATCCTTTAAGATTTTCTGAAACACGGGACGGCACACATAATTCAGGGTCGGAGTATACCACTGGAGTGACCACATCAGGAACTCCTGGTTCTGCAACTGCATTTACAAAAATAGAAGTTACAGGTTCAACACCAACAAGACTATATTATTATTGTACAAACCACTCTGGTATGGGTAATCAAATTACATGTCAAACAGGGACACACGTTAGAGCTTTTCAAGGTGGTAGTTATCCTGGGAACTCAAATCAAATTCAAGTGACTGATATGGCGTCTACTGGTAAAATGGCAGACTTTGGAAATTTAAGTGCAGGAGCATATGCAAAAGGTGTGTGTGGAAATAGTATCAAAGGTTTATTTGGTGGAGGATCACCAGATGGTGGAACTACAAAATTAAATACTATAGATCAAATGATTGTTAGTTCTTTTGGTAATACAGTTGATTATGGAGATCTTTCAGTTGCTAGACACTACGTAGTAGCAATTAGTAATGATACTAGAGCAATATGGGGTGGCGGTTCTTCTCCTGGTTCTAATGTAATTGATTTTAAATTATTTAATAGTGAAGCTAATTGCACAGACTTTGGTGATCTTACAACTTCAAGATATGATTTAGGTGGTTCATCATCAACAACAAGAGGTTTGTTTGTAGGTGGAACTCCTACAAGTGATGTAATTGATTATATTACTATCTCCTCTGCCGGTAATGCAACAGACTTTGGAGATTTAACAGTTGGTAGAGTAGGGTGTGCTACTGGAGCTAGTGCAACAAGAAGTATCTCTGGTGGAGGATCTACTGGAAGTATATCTAATGTTATAGATTATGTGACTATTGCAAGCACTGGTAACGCAACAGATTTTGGTGATTTATCACAAGCACGTAAAAGTCCAGTATTAAGTTCATCAAATAAAACTATTGTTTTATTTGGTGGAGGATCTACACCCAGTGTAGTAAACACTATTGATTTTGTTACAATATCATCTACGGGTGATGCTGTAGATTGGGGAGACTTGTTAGCAGCCAACCATTTACAACAAAGTTCAAGTTCTAACGGTCATGGAGGTTTAGCATAATGTCTAACGCAGGAAAAGTTTGGGATATTAGAGAAGCTTATAAAAAACAAAGAGGTAATCAGTGGGACGCTGGTAATGGTAGTAAAGCTTTAGTAGGTGGTGGATACACTCCAAGTAATACAAATAAAATTGAAACTTTTAATATAGCTGTAGCAGGTAATGCTACAGACTTTGGTGATTTATTAGGAACTGTTGGTGAGGCTCAAGCTGGAGCTTCTCCCACTCGTGCTTTTTGGGCAAGAGGAGGGTCTACTGAACAAGTAAATTTTGAAGCAGGAGGAAACACTGCAAGTTTTATATCGCTTGGGATAACTCCTAGAACTCATGGAGCAGCAGGGGACAGCACTCGTTCTATGTTTATGGGTAATGGAGCACCTGCATTTTCAAATACAGTTGAGTTTATAACAACAGCAGGTAATGGATTTCAAGCAGATTTTGGAAATCTTTCAAATGGAACTGATAGAGGAGGTGCTTTATCTAGCCCTACAAGAACTTTATTTGCAGGAGGAGAAAAATCAGATGGAAATAACACAAACGCTATTGACTTTTTTACGACAGCAACAACTGGTAATGCGACAGACTTTGGTGATTTAACTGTAGCAAATCGACATCTAGCTGGAGCAGGTTCAACTACTAGAGGTCTTTTTTTTAATAGTTATACAACCACTAGAATAAAAACTGTAGATGTTGTTCAAATCGCCTCAACAGGAAACGCAACAGACTTTGGTGATATGACAACTGCTGTCGCTGTTCCAAGTTCAACGTCAAATAAAACAAGAGCAGTTCGTTGTGGTGGTTCTACACCAACTCTTCAAAACACAATAGAATTTGTAACAATAGCAACTGCCGGGGATGGAACAGATTTTGGTGATTTGACCGAGGCTAAAAGTGGTACTAATTCTTGTAGCAATGGCCATGGTGGATTAGATTTAGGAGTGCTACCACGTCCATCAGTAATCTATATGCCTGGATCAGGGAGAGGTTTTGTTCATGGCGGAAATCCAGGACCAACAAATACGATACAAAAAATAGAGATATCTACGGCAGGAGCGGTAAGTGATTTTGGTGACATAACACAATCAGCACAGGATATTTCAGGTTGTGGAACTATTACAAGAATATTTTCTTTTGGTGGATCAACTCCCTCTGTGTCAAATGTAATTAGCAGTTATTCTCCTCTTTCAGAAGGTAATGCATCAGATTATGGAGACTTAAGTGTTGCAAGAAAAAACACTGCAGGAACAGCTAATAGAACAAGGGGATTATCTGCAGGAGGAACTGACCCTGGAATGAGTAATGTAATAGATTATTTTTCTACCACATCAGCAGGTAACGCTACAGATTTTGGAAATCTTACAGTCGCTAGATGGGGAGTTGCTGGTTCTGCTTCTCCAACAAGAGCACTTTTTTCAGGCGGCTTTATAAACCCAGGTAGTTATAGTAATGTTATTGACTACGTAACAATTTCTTCCACAGGTGATGCTACAGATTTCGGAGATCTTACAACTTCAAGATACCCAACAAATTCTGCAGCAAGTTCTGACACTAGATCTTTAACTATGGGAGGAGGAAACTCTTCTCCTGGATACAGCAATGTTATAGACTATGTGACAATTGCCTCAACAGGAAATGCAACAGACTTTGGTGATTTGACAATACTTAAAATAAAAGCTGTTGGTTTATCTAATAATGTAAGAGCTTTGTGCGCTACAGGTCAAACACCATCAAATAATCCTACAGCAGAAATAGATTTTGTTACAATTGCAACTACAGGTAATGCAACAGATTTTGGTGATGCCATAAGAGCAACAAAAAATGTCGGAGGTGGTTCTGATAATCACGGGGGTTTACAAGAATAATAAAATAGTGTAGTATCCTAAAAAATGAAAGAAGAATTATTACAATTATTTCCAACACCTTTATTGATCGTGCCATACGAACAACCGATTGATAAAGAACTAGCTTATTTAAAAACTATTAGTTATCGTAAACAACAACAGAATGGTAATTTTAGATCTGATGATTCTTATCTGTTACGTAACGAAGAGTTTAAAGATATAAAAAATTTTTTAGGAGAAGCTATAAATAAATTTACAACAAACGTTTTAAATACAAAACAAAGGTTAGTTATCACACAATGTTGGGCTAACAGAAATCCAAAAGGATCTAAACATCACGAACATGTACATCCAAATAGTATCGTATCTGGTGTGATGTATTTTCAGATAAATGAAAAACTACCACCTATATCTTTTGCTAAAGATAGACAAGACGGCATGAAATTAGATCCTATAAAATATAACCATATAAATTCAGAATCATTTATGCTACCTTGCAAACCAGGTGAATTAATATTATTTCCATCTTCATTGAAACATAGCGTACCAATTAATCAAGGTGAAGAAGATA